GTGCGAATACTTATGTTTCGCTTGCCGACTTCAAAGCATGGGCTGATGCTCGCGGCATTACCTATGGCACAGACGAAGTGGTAACACAGCAAATTTACCGCGCAATGGATTATATCGAGTCTTTAGATTTTAAAGGTTTGAAGCATACAGAAACACAGCCGCTGCAATGGCCTAGAGATATGGTTTATATTGACGGCTACTCTGTAGATTCTGACGAAATCCCAAATCAATTAAAACTTGCAGTTTACGAAGCGATTAAGGTTGAGATTGACGGCGACAGTCGTTTATCGCCTGATGAGCGCGAAGTAATCAGCGAAAAGATAGACAGTATTTCTGTTACTTACAAATCAAGCACAGGCATGAAGCGTGCAACGCCTGCTTTGTCTAAGGCATTGCAGAAGCTAACCGAGCCTATGTCTTTGGTGTCGCGTGCATGAGCTACAATTACACGCCTTTGCAGTCGTCTGCTGGCCGAATGATTCAGAAGTTCGGCAAGTCTTACACATTTGCCCGTGTGACGGATGGCGCGTATAACCCAGCGACAGGAAAAGCGAACACTAGCACAGCAACATACGCGAAAAATGCGTGCGTCTTTGATTACTCAGAGGCTGACTTAGCAGAAGGCACAGTATTAAGGGGCGACCGCAGATTATTAGTCGAATCTGGCGACTATCAGGTAGGCGACACAGTAACCATAGGCTCTGATGTTTATCGCGTTATTTCGGTGTCTGAGATTAAGCCAGCCGACACAGTGGTTGCCGCTAATTTGCAGGTGCGCAAATGAGCAAGTCTTTAGATGTGGCATTAGAGAATCTAAGCAAGTTTCCTGAAAAGGTTGTTCGCGGCACTCTGTTAGATATGACCAGTAAAATCATTAAGCGAAGCCCAGTAGACACGGGGCGCTTTCGTGGTAACTGGCAAGCTAGCTTTGGTTCGCCTAAGCAAAACATTACCTCAACCAGCGACCGCACAGGCGCTAGAGCAACGGCTCAAGCTGGCGCGGTTATCAATTCTATGGAAATGGGGCAGACGTTTTATTTAGCTAATAACCTGCCCTATGCAACGCGGCTAGAGTTTGGATACTCAGAGCAGGCGCCACAAGGCATGGTGCGCGTAACGGTTGCTGAGTTTCAAGAAGCGGTTAACAAGGCGGCACGATGAGCACTTACTTTAATGACATGGAAGCGGCTTTATCGGTTCATCTTGATTCGCTAGATGATACGCCGATAGCTTGGCCTAATATTGCTTATGAGCCTAGCGCCAGCGCTGTTTTCTTGCGGCCTAATTTAATACCTGCTGAGACCTCACAGGTCACACTTGGCACGACTGGTAAAGATGAGACAAACGCCATTTATCAGGTGGACGTAGTTCAACCCAGAGGCGCAGGTAGAAGCAGCTTACCCGATACTATTGCAGATCATTTTAAACGTGGCACGGTTTTGTCATATAATGGGCTTAACTTGCGCGTAAGGTCAGTTAGTATCGGCTCGGCGTTATTAGATGGTGCTTGGTATTTTGTGCCAGTATCAATTTCAGTACAGACATATACAGGGGCTAGGACATGACTATAGCAAACGGCGCACAACACAGTCTGCACTATGTTGCAGAAAGCACTTACGGCACAACGCCGTCAACTCCAACGTGGACACCGCTACCACATACGGGTACGACTTTAGCGATCACTAAAGACGCCATCGAATCCGAAAAGCTACGCGGCGACCGACAGGTAGAAGATTTCCGACACGGTAACAAATCCGTATCGGGCGATATTACTGGCGAGCTTGAATATGAAGCCTTTGACGATATGTTAGAAGCGGCTTTGTGTGGCACTTGGACTACAGACGTTTTGAAAGCTGGCACTACTCGCCGATCATTTACGTTCGAGCGCAAGTTTGCTGATTTGGCAACGCCTGAGTACCACCGCTACACTGGGTGCGAAGTAAACTCTATTGCTTTGTCGGTATCGCCTAACGCGATGATTGGCTTAACTATCGGCGTAATTGGTAAAGACTTAACCACTAACACTACGCAGGTTGCTTCTAGCACTTACTCTGCTGATGTGGGCAACTCGCCTTTTGATTCATTCACGGGATCAATTACAGAGGGCGGTTCTGCTATTGCTACAGTTACGGCTTTGGAAATGACCTTAGAGAATGGCATTGAGCCTTTGTTCTCTATCGGCAGCCAAACTACAAACCGACCAAGCATTGGCAAATCGCGCGTATCTGGCACGCTAACTACCTACTTTGAGTCTAAGGCGCTATACGATAAGTTTTTAAATGAGACTTCATCGAGCATCGCGTTAACTTTGACCGACCTTTCAGGTAATGATTACCTGATTGAGTTTGGCAATGTTAAATACAACTCAGGCCAGCCAGACGTTAGCGGTGAGGGTGCTGTAACGATTGCAATGGAATTTGTTGGCCTTTATGACGCAACTGACGCCTCTAATATCGTAATCACTCGCACAGCGGCGTAATGTATGGAGCTTGAATCGTTAGTAACGAAAGATGCGCACGAAACAGGCTCTAAATGCCACCTCATAGGCTCAGACGGTAACATTGTCGATGCCTATGTTGTGGTTCAAGGCCAAGACTCGGCAAACTTTCGCAAGGCAAAGCGGGCACAGCGTAAAAAGATCATGGAGCTACAGGCTAAGAAGGTTGATTTCGATAATTTCGATTTTATGCCTTTGGATGTTGACTTTGTTTGCGCCATTGTCATTGATTGGGGCGAGATTACAGAGAAAGGCAAGCCGCTAAAGTTTAGCGAAGAAGCGTGCCGCAAGCTGTTTGAAAACTCACCTTTAAATGTCGAACGCGTATTAGATTTTTGTGGTGAACGCGCAAATTTTACCAAGGGCTAATTGACGAGTTTGTTACCTATGGGCGCTGGTTGTTCTGGATGCACTCAAGACCAGAGAATTCGACAGTTAGCCGTTTTGACACATTCCAACAAGTTTATAAGAGCACAGGTAAAGAGCCGCCAGAGTTAAGGGATAGACCGCCATTTTCTAACGTCTTGATGAATGCTTGGGAAGCGTATGAAAAGCTAACCGAGTTTAGCTATCAAGAAATAGATTGCTTTATGAAATTAACGGGGCATGAGTTAGAATATTGGGAAGTTACGGCCATTATGACGTTGGCCAGATACAGAGAGGTTAAACCGACATGGCCACTGAAACAGCATCATTAATCTTTAGGGCTGATACACGCGACCTACAAACTGCGGATAGACGATTAAAAGATGTTGCCCGCTCTGGTCGCAGTGCCGCAAATGAAATCGACCGTTTAGGCCGAGAATCACAAGAAACAGCCCGACAAACTCGCGGCTTAAATACTGCAATGGGCAATCTCAAGGACTATGCGAAAGCTAACGCTAAGTCTTTGGCGGCTACGGCTGTATCGTTAGCAACAATTGGCGCAACGATTAAAACCGTTTCAATTGCCCGTGAGTTTGACAAAATCAATGCCTCGCTTAAAACCATGACTGGCAATTCTGATAATGCCGAGCGTGCGTTTAGGCAAATCCAAGACTTTGCTAAAACTACGCCTTACGATCTTGCGCAGGTTGCCACAGCGTTTACCAAGCTAATGTCTTTGGGGTTAAACCCTAGCGAAGAAGCCTTACGCTCTTACGGTAACACTGCCTCGGCGATGGGCAAAGACCTTAACCAGATGATCGAAGCGGTAGCAGATGCAGCCACAGGTGAATTTGAGCGCTTAAAAGAGTTTGGTATTCGCGCCTCATCCGAAGGCGACCGCGTATCTTTCACATTCCAAGGCGTTACTACAACGATAGGCAAAAACGCTGCCGAAATCGAAGGCTATTTAATGCGTCTTGGTGAGGTGCAATTTGCTGGCGCAATGGCAGAGCGTGCGGCTACTCTTGATGGCGCAATCTCAAACTTAGGCGATAGCTGGGACGCTTTATTCTTAACTATCTCTCAGGGCAAGGTTGGCGGCTTCTTGGAAGACACAGCTAGAAGCGCCACAAGCCTGATCAATGAGTTGCGCACACTTATCGCATTGTCTAACGGCACAGCGACAGCACAAGAGCAGTTAGCGGCTGTAGAAGAAGAATTAGCAGAGATTGAGGCTAACAGAGCGGCAGGCGGCAAAGTCGCTGAGATGATCACACAGGGACGTTACGAGCGCACTCTAGCTTTACAAAAATCTTTGAAGTTACAAATAGACCTTGAGGCTGAATTAGCCGAACGCGAGGCAGAAGTTGCGCGCGTACAGCGTGAAGGTTTAGCGATTGCTAACGAAAAGCAATTGGCTTCTACTAAAAATATCGAAGCGCTGAATAAAGAAAACGAAGCGCTAATGGCTCAGGCTCAAGTTTTAGACGAGCAGGCAAAACAACGTAGAGACTTGGAGCAGAAGCGCGCGCAAGAGCGATTGTCTGATATTCAAGCTTTAAACATGACCGAAATGGAATTGATAGGCCGACAGGAAAGCGAGCGAATCGCAGAAATCCAAGGTTATCGAGATCAAGAGTTAATTTCTGAGCAAGAGTTTGAAGACGCCAAAACTGAAATTATGGTTAACGCCATGAATCAGCGAATGGCACTGCTTGAGGCAGACTTGGCGAGCCGTGATGAGGCTATAAGGCTTCATGCTGAGAATGACCGCTTAATGAATGAAATGATCGAGGCAGAGCGGCAGGCTCAGGACGAAGCGAGGGCAGAACGCGCCCAAGTGTTAAACGAGCGTTTATTAGCTGCTGAAGATTTGTTACTAAAAGGCAAGTCAGAAAAGCAAAAGGCAGCGTTTAGAATCGGCGTCAACTTGGCTAATGAAGAAAAGCGCGAAAACGCTAAAAAGATTATCTCTAGCACGTTTACTGCCGCGATGGATGCTTATAAAGCATTGGCGGGCATTCCAGTTATTGGCCCAGCACTTGGTGCGGCGGCCTATGCAACGGTTGTAGCTACTGGTGTGCAGGCGGCGGCTCAGTCTTTATCGGGTCGAGCATTAGGCGGGCAGGTTAGAGCGGGCGAGTCTTATGTAGTTGGTGAGCGTGGGCCTGAAGTTTTGACTATGGGCACTGGTGGCCGAATAACGCCCAATGAAGCGCTAGGCACGGCTCAACCTTCGGTAGTGAGTAAGACGGCCAATGTGTCGTTCACGATTCAGGCAAACGATACAAGTGGTTTTGATCAATTATTGTCTGCTCGGCGCGGGCAAATTATTTCAATGATTAACCAAGCCTTGAACGATCAAGGTAAGGCGGCGCTAGTATGAGCTATCCAACAGACCCAGAATTTGCGGCAATCAATGTTAAAAGCCGATCTTCTAACGTAATGACGGAAACGCGATCTGGTAGACGGCAGGTTCGTTCTATCGGTGCGCAAAGATGGTCATTTACAGCGAAATACAATCAGCTTAAACGGACAGAGTTTGCGCCTGTTTATGCTTTTATCATGACGCTAGAAGGCCAGTTAAACACGTTTACGATTGTCCCGCCTGTTATCAGTTCAACCAGTGGCACAGCGACAGGCACGATATTAACCAATGGCGCACACGCGGTAGGTGATACGACCATAGCAATTGATGGCATTACGGGTACGCTTAAGGCTGGGGATTTTGTTAAGTTTGCCAATCACAATAAAGTTTATATGGTGGTTGCCGACCGAGCAGGATCAGGCACTATGACTATTCAACCTGCCTTAGTCGAAGCGGTAAGCGATAACACAGCCGTAACCTATAATGATGTTCCGTTTACCATGCGTTTAGACAATGACGTTCAAGAGTTTAACTTGGGCGGCTATGATAGCTACGAATACGAAGTAGACATGGTGGAAGCATTATGAGCAGGACAATTAGCGCTTCTGTTATTACGGAATTAGCAAAGGATAATTTCCGCTTATGTCATTTAGTACATTTTGCGCTTTCGTCTGATATTTATGTAACTGATTTTGGGCATGACATTACATACAGCGGGAACACTTATTTAGCTAGTGATAGCTTGTTAAGTATTGCCTCGCCGCAAGAAACTCAAGAGCTAAGAGTTGGTCAGGTCAATATAACCGTATCTGGCGCGGAACAATCCTTTATATCCATCTTTTTAAATCAAAATTGGATTAATAGGGAAGTCACAATTAGTCGAGCGGTTATCGCTGCCAACGGCACGGTTATCGGTGCGCCGATTGTTGTCTTTAACGGACAGATTACACAGTTTCAAATTGACGAAAGCGAAACGACCTCTGATGTTACAATAGCTTTGGCCTCGCATTGGGCTGATTTTGACAAGAAAGCGGGAAGGTTCACAAATAACAACTCACAGCAGTATTTCTTTAGCGGTGATTTGGGCTTTGAGTATTCCGCAAACACTGTAAAGGATTTGAAGTGGGGGCGTAGCTAATGGGTTTTTTGTCTAGTCTGGTTAAAAGCATTACGGGTGCTATCGGTGATGTTATTGGCTGGCTTACGGGTATTGAGGAGCCGAACTACGATGACCAGAACAGAGGCACGCTAGTCAACAAGCAGTCTAATGTTGCTTCAATCCCTGTTATTTACGGTACGCGGAAAGTCGGTGGGACGCGTGTTTTTGTCTCTACTGGTGGCGGCAAGAAAAACGAATACTTGTATATTGCTTTGGCCTTATCCGAGGGTGAGATTGACCAAATCGGTGACGTATACATTAATGATGTATTGTCTACTGATAGTAAATTTTCTGGCCTTGTCACGATTGAAAAATATCTGGGTACTGATTCGCAGACGTATTCGACCTTATTAGCTGAAGCAGACGACACTTGGGGATCAAATCATCGGTTAAGAGGTGTTGCTTATTTGGCAATGCGCTTTAAGTATGACCCAGACGTATTTTCTAGCATTCCAGAGGTTCAGGCAGTTGTTAGAGGTCGAAAAGTCTATAACCCAAGCACAGCCACAACGGTTTATAGCTCTAATCCTGCTTTGTGTCTTCGTGATTACTTGATCAATGCGCGTTACGGTAAAGGTTTAGATTCTGCTTTACTCGATGATGATTCATTTATAGCGGCGGCTACCTTTTGCGACACTACGGTTACGTCTTCGGCTGGACTTGGTGGTTCACAGAAGATTTTTGAATGCAACGCCATTATTGATACCTCGGCGAAGCTGTTTGATAACGTAAAAATCATTCTGCGCGGTATGCGCGGCTTAATGCCGTATTCAAACGGTGTTTACTCGCTTTTAATCGACAAGGCCGAAAGTGCTAGCTTTGATTTAACGCCCGATAACATTACCTCGGCTATTCAGGTTGCCAGTTCTGGGAAGGACAAGAAATATAACAAGGTTGTGGCAAAATTCACTAACCCAGACGCTAATTGGCAGTCTGACACAGTATTTT